TTGATCTCGCCGACAAGTTCGTAATGGCCGCAAACATAACGCAAATCCCTGCTCCTCGCGTCCCTTTAATAGACGCGAATACAAACACGGTTTCGCGGGAATGGTTTGTTTGGTTTAACAATCTTTATTCAATTGCTGGCACTGGCACTGGCATTGTTGCAGTTGTTAATGGCGGTACAGGGCTTGGCACCATCCCGACTAACGGACAGTTGTTGATTGGCAACGGGAATGGCTATTCATTGAACACGTTGTTTCCTGGTGCTGGTATTTCAATATCCAATGGAATTGGCGCAATTTCAATTACAAATACTTTGCCAGATAGGATCGTGGCGCTTACAGGCGCAGGCACAACAACAATTAGCGGTACTTATCCTAATTTTACAATTACGTCCAATGACGCCTATGTTGGCACAGTCACGGCTGTAACGGGTAGTGGAAACATTGCGTCCACTGGTGGAACTACACCTAATATTACGTTCACTGGTGTTTTGCCTATTGCCAACGGTGGAACAAACGGCACGTCTGTCCCTACTGCTGGCGCTGTTCCTTATGGAACCGGCACGGCCTACGGTTTTACTGCTGCTGGTACAGCAGGGCAAATTTTGACTAGCAATGGCGCTGGAGTGCCTACATGGACAACAAATGCCGGTGGTGACGTAACAGGCCCAGCTTCCTCCACAGACAACGCCATTGCTCGGTTTGATGGCACTACGGGCAAGCTGATACAAAACTCCGTCACCACTATTGATGACACCGGTGCGGCTACAGGCTTTACAACATTTGCGGCTTCTACTAGCGTTACTACGCCCATAGTTCAAGCATCAAATTCGGCTGGCTTATCGCTTAAAAATGCGTCAGGCACAACCCAGATGAGTGTTGGTGCTGGCGGTGGCGATAATATGTCTATCAATGTTTCTACTAATTTAAACGGTACGAACGCACAAATAGATATTAGTCCTACTGGCACTGGTCATGTACATATAAAACCTAGTGGTACAGGTTCGATTGAAGTTGCGCCTACTAATGTAGGAACAATTGACAATATGACCATTGGGGCAACAACGCCTAAAAATGGTAGTTTTGTAGATTTAAGCGTAACTGGAACAACAAGTTTTGACGGCAGCCAAGGTACAGCAGGGCAAGTTTTAACATCGGCTGGAATTGGCGCAACGCCTACTTGGTCAACTTTGACAAGCGGGTCATCTATTCTTTATGGGGATGGGTCAGGCGGTTTTAGCAATGTAACTATTGGCTCTGGTGTTAGCTTTGTAGCAGGCACTTTATCGGCCACAGGATCAGGTGGCACGGTCACTTCTGTTACCGGTACAAGCCCTGTAGTTTCAAGTGGTGGCACAACCCCTGCAATTAGCTTGGCTGCTGCCTATGGAGACACTTTAAATCCTTACGGCACAAAGACCGCAACTTACGTTTTAGCAGGGCCAACAACCGGAGCCGCTACCGCGCCAACATTCCGTGCTTTGGTTAGCACTGACATTCCTAGTTTGTCTTATGTAACTAGCGTTGGCTTTACTGGCGGCTTGATTACTGTTGCAACTCCTACCACTACACCGGCTTTGACAGTAGCGGGAACCAGCGGTGGCATCGTTTATTTCTCAAGCGCATCAACTTGGGCGTCTTCTGCTTTATTGACCCAGTACGGCGTTGTCTATGGCGGCGGGGCTGGTGCTGCTCCAGTGTCCACAGCGGCTGGAACTACAGGACAGGTGTTGACGGCCACGACCAGTGGCGCACCTACTTGGGCCAACCCAGCTACTAGCGGAACGGTAACCAGCGTATCAGTTGTCTCAGCTAACGGTTTTGCCGGTACTGTGGCTACGGCCACTAGCACACCGGCAATTACCTTGACAACCAGCATCACTGGCGTTCTCAAAGGCGATGGCACAGCTATCTCTGCTGCGGTAGCAAATACCGATTACCAAGGCGTTGCTGCGCCCGTTACCAAGACAGCAAACTTCACGGTCGCCAATGGAGAAATTTGGTACATCAACAACAAAACTGGCTCGACCTGTACGGTAACTTTGCCTGCGGCATCAAGTTGGTCTGGCCGACAATTGTCGTTCAAGAATATGCAATCCCAGACGCTTGTTTCGGCATCCAGCAATGTTGTGCCAATTGACAGCACCAGCGCAGGCACTGCTATCCTCTTGGGCGTGGTGGGAAATTGGGCGACAATGGTGTCAGACGGCACCAATTGGATTATTATGCAAGCGGCGGCTAACAACTGCCTGTTATTGGAGTAAATATCATGCAATGTGTACTCAATAACGTTTTAAGGAGATAAATATGCCAGGTCCCAATTTTTTTGACGCACCAATTACCGCATCAACACCTTTTGCAAAATTTGTACCTGGAAGGGGTGGGCAAGGTGGTGCACAAGGTAGTTACCAAATAGACGAAAATGCAAAATTTGCAGCTACAGAGGCTGCAACTAAAGCCAATAAACCAAACATACCAGGTGCGTATTGGGTGCCAGGGGGTTACAACCCAATGTCTGGTACATATAGACAGGGTTATTGGGGCGATCCTAGTATTCAAAGCAAGGGATTTCTTTCGGATACTTTTTCTAATATTGGCAATATAGCTAAGACGGTAGCCCCACTAGCGGCGGTGGCGTTAGGCGCAAATTACGCCCTTCCTTATTTGATGGGCGGTGAAGCTGCTGCTGGGGCCGCTGGAATTGCTGAAGGTTTTGGTGCAGGTGGCGCTGGCGCTGGTATAGGAGTTGCTGCTCCAGCAGGTTATGCAGGTGCTGCTGATGCTGCGTTAGCTACTGGTGCTGCTTTAACTCCCGCCGCGCTTGAATCGTTGGCCGGTACTGCTGGATATGGCACAAGTGCTGCCGCTGGTGCAGGTTCTGGTGCAGGTGCTTATTTGGACACGTTGGGCGCAACTGCTGCTGGCGCTGGCGCAGGTGCTGCTGCATCTACGCCTTGGTATCTTTCGCCTACGGCCTTGCAAACTGGTGCTGGTTTGGTTGGTGGGTTAATACAAAACGCCGGCCAAAGGCAGGCGGCAAGTATGCAATCGGATGCTGCACAGCGTGCAATTGACTTGCAATCTAGCATAAATAAACAACAGACAGAGTTAAACGCTCCGTTCTATAGCGCTGGAATTACAGGTCAAAACCGGTTGATGGACTTACTTGGACTTAGTAAAAATACGGGTGCGGCTGACTACGGCAAATATGGCAAAGACTTTAGCATGGCCGATTACACGGCTGACCCTGGCTATTCCTTTCGGTTAAACGAAGGTATGAAGCAGTTAAAGCATACTGCGGCTGGCCGAGGTGGCTTAATCTCAGGTCAAACCATGAAAGGCTTGCAAGACTACGCTCAAGGCTCTGCTTCGCAAGAGTACAACAACGCTTTTAACCGTTACCAAACCAGTCGAGCAAACCAACTTCAACCTTTGGGCAATTTGCAAAACTTGGGTGTGTCAGCAGCCAATCAACAAAGTGCAGCGTTGGGCAACTATGGCGCCAATGTCAGCAACCTGTTGGGACAACAAGGACAGTCATACGCGGCAGGCGCTTTGGGCCAAGGCAATACGATAAACACGGCCATTGGTTCGGGCATCAGCGCGTACCAAAACAACGCGCTTATTGACCAGTTGCGTCGGCTTAATCCATCAACCTATGGGAGTGCAGCATAATGGCTGATCTCAATGCTTTAATTGCCCAAGGGGCGCAGTTCAATATGCCTGACCAGTTGGGTCAGTACGCCAAGATGCAACAGTTGCAGGCTGGGCAACAACAGATGCGAACGGCGGCTTTGCAGGAACAAACTGCCGGTATGCAACTGCAAAAGTTGCAAGAAGACCGAGCCAACATGACAAAGTTGTCTCAAATGCTTGCAAAAGATAACATAACTCCACGCCAATATTTTCAAGCATTTCAACAATCCAATGACCCACAACACCAACAACTTGGTATTAAAGGATTGATGGATTTAGACAAAGTTGAAAAATACGACACCTATCTAAAATCCCAGCAAACTATTCCCGCAAGTCAAGCACCCGCGCCAATGGCCGGTGGATTAGGTACGGGTACGTTTGGCTTGGACAACATACCAGGAATACCTAATGCCCTTGCGCCACGACAAGTAGCGCCTGTAGCACCTATCAATGCTCTTGCACCGCAAGCACCAGACCCTGTAGCGGCCCTTGAAAATAAAATCGCACAGTTGCGCTCTTTTAAAGACGACCGCGCTCAAGCTGAAGCTACTCGTTTGCAAAAACAAGTTGATGAGTACAACAAAGGCCATGTTGTTGCGCCAGGAGCATCCCTTGTTGTTGGTGGTAAATCATTGTTTACTGCGCCCGATAAAGCAGCTACGCTTACAACGTTGGCAAAACTTCAAACTGAACTTGCAGCATTACCGCCAGGCGATCCACGTCGCGCTCAATACCTTGATGCTATTCGTAAAGAAACTCAATTTGCGCCACAGGCAAGTACGACAATCAATATGCCACCTCAAGAAAAAGCCGAACAAGGCGCTCGTGGAACTTTGCTTGTTAAAGAATATGGTGATGTTTCTGCCGCAGCAAAACTTGCGGCCAAAACACTGCCTGCAATTGAAGCTAACTTAAACATTTTAAACAATGGATTTAAAACAGGCTTTGGTACTGAATCTATAGCAGCAGGTGCTAGTGTGTTGTCTGCACTTGGCGTTCCAAATGCAGAGAAATTTGCAACCAATGCTCAAACATTTCTTGGAAGCGCCACGCAAGCTGTTTTGCAAAAGCAGCTTGAGCAAAAAGGCCCACAGACAGAATCAGATGCCCAACGCATTCAGCAAACTGGAGCACAACTTGGCAACACTGTTCAGGCCAATCAGTTCATGTTGTCAACAGCCAAAGCGCAACTTAAACGCGACATGGACCAGCGTAATTTCTACGATAGCTGGTGGAAACAGAATAAGACATATGACGGCGCTGAATCGGCATGGTATGCAGGTGAAGGCGGCAAATCATTGTTTGATCGTCCAGAACTTAAAGCGTACAAAGCACCAACCGCAGCGTCTACCGCAGAAGCCGCATCTAGGCCAAGTCTGGACAAAATCTTTGGTGGAAAGCGCTAATCATGGCCGATCAATTCCGCGATCAAGTTAATGCTGCTCGCCGTGCTGGGTATAGCGACGAGGAAATTGCAGGGTATTTAATTGAAAAAAGAAACCCAAGCAATAAAGTTAAGCAAGCGTTAAACGAAGGTTATGCGCCTGCTGAAATCCTCCAATACGTTGCGCCCGCTTTGTCAATGGGTGAGGAAGCAGTGCGTAAAGTTGGCGTAGGTATCCGTGGGGTCAGCGAAGCGCTTGCGCCTGTTGCGGCTGGTGCTGGCGCTGGTTTTTTAATGGGCGGCCCTGTTGGTGCTGGTGTAGGAGCTTTAACTGGTGGTTTAGCAGTGCCTGCTGTTGATGCAGCTACGATGGCTTACAACAAATTGTTTGGTGGAACTGCTCGCACTCCATCAAGTGCAATTTCAGAAATGTTGCCAGGTCCTCGCGCAGAAACACCAGTTGAGCGCGTGGTTCAAAGTAGTGCCGGTGCTTTGGGCGGAACTGCTGGTGCTGTTTCAGCCGGTCGAAGTCTTGCTCAAATGGCAAAACTTCCTACCGCTGCCGGAATGCCACCTACTGTTGCGCCAAGCATTGCGGCAATAGGTCAAGAAGCATCTCGACTACCAATTGGTCAATTAGTTACCGCGCCTCTTGCAACAGGCGTGGGACAAACTGTGTCGGAAGTAACTGGAAGTCCATTAGCAGGATTGGCTGCTGGAGTAGCTACTGGTTCTGCCGCAGGCGTGCGTCCCGTTAAACGTGGTGCCGTTCCAACAGCGGAAGAATTGGCAGCGCGATCTAAAGCTAATTACGACATTTTAGACAAATCGGGCTTTGAATTGGACGCCCAGCAATTTGCCTCTCATATGCAGGGGATGGCTCCAAAACTACGTTCGTCTGCTGGTTATGACCCGCGAATAATGCCAAAAGTTGATGTGGCTTTAAGTAATTTAACGGCAGCAACCCCAAAAACAGTTCAAGAGTTAGACACGCTACGCACAATTATTGGAACCGCTGCAAAAAGCGCCGACGCATCTGAGCGTAAGGCTGCCAAACAATTGCTAGATGAGTTTGACACCTATGTCACTACAGCCCCGCCAAGTGCTATTGTTGCCGGTGATAAGACAGCAATGGATGCGTGGAAAGAAGCGCGTGCTGATTACGCAAAAATGAAAAAAAGTGAACTTATTACAGACATTATTAGTGATGCTGAATTGGCTAAAGGAACTCAAGAAAGCAGCATTGCATCACAACTCTCGTCATTGGCAAAAAATGATAAAAAGATGCGTTTTTTTACGCCTGATGAGCAAGCTGCAATTCGTGAAGCTGCCAAAGGTGGTAAGTTGCAATCAATGTTGAATGTGATGGGTAAGTTCTCACCAACAACGCCAGCAGCAGCAATTTTTACTGCTGTTAACCCACTTGGTGCGTACACCGCAGGCGCAGGTATGGCTGCTAGATCACTGGCTGATCAGCGTAGAATTCAGCAAGCCAATGCGCTTGCCAATCGTATGCGTCTTGGGGAAACACCACAAGTGCTTGAAGGCGCAACCGCAAATGTACCTACATTTTTATCGCGTAGTATCGTGAACAATTTGGGCAATTTGAACCAATCAACATTGCTGCCCACCAACCAAAACGCACTGATAGGCCAATAGCAATGGACAACCAACAACTCATAGACCTTGCCCTTGGTGGCGTTATGACCGTCATCGGCTGGTTTGCCCGTGAACTTTGGACGGCAGTTAAGGAACTGAAAACAGATTTGTCTAAGATGCGCGAGGACTTGCCAAAGGTCTATCTCGCCAAGGATGACTACAAGTCTGATTTGAAAGAAATCCGCGATATGCTGGGCAAGATTTTTGACAAGCTAGACGGTAAACAGGACAAATGATCGTTGAGACGATGGCCGTAATTGCGACCGCTAAGGCAACTATAGCGGGAGTAAGACAAGCCATCGCATTGGGCAAGGATGCAAGCGCACTGATACACGAATTCTTTGACGCCAAGGATGCCGTGATGAAAGTGCGGGCAAATCCGCCCAAGAAACCGTTTCAATCAGCCAACTCGGAGGCCATGCAGATTATCCAGTTGGCCGAGGATATGCAGCAGGTTGAGGAAGAAATAAAAATGTCCTTCATGCGCCGAGGTAAAACGAACCTGTGGATGGACTTCCTGCGAGAGCGTAACGCCATCGTGGCACGCAACAAAGCCGATGAGATCGAGATGGAAAAGATTAAGGCTAAGCGGCGCAAAGAGATTGAGGAAGCCGTCACCATGCTGCTGCTTGGCGTTGCTGGCGCTATGGTAATGACTTTGGTTGTATGGGGAACATTGCAATACGTTGACTTTATGAGGGCATGAAATGGAAACTCTACTCAATTTGCTCAAGGGCATTGCCCCTGCCGTTGCTACTGCCGTGGGTGGTCCTTTGGGTGGCCTCGCTGTGTCTGCTATCGCTAGTAAGTTTGGCGTTGAAGATAGTGTGGAGGCCGTGGCAAAAGCCATTGCCGGTGACCCAGAGGCAGCGCAGAAGCTGGCTGAACTAGACCTCAAGCAGTTTGAACTGGAGAACGCCGACCGCGATTCCGCACGCCACATGCAAGAGACGGCGCTGACTCAGGACGACAAGTTTGCAAAGCACTTTATTTACTGGTTCGCTTGGTTCTGGTCTATTGGCTCTATGACCTATTTCTTCGCCATTACCTTCGGCACGGTGCCTGCAAGCGGCAAAGACTTTGGCAACATTATCCTCGGCTTCTTGTTGGGAACGGCTGTCGCCACAATCATTAGTTTCTTTTACGGCTCGAGCAAATCCAGCAAAGACAAGACTGAAACCATGAGCAAAGAGTTGCTGAAATGAACAAAGAACGGTTATCAAGCTGGGTGACCCTTATAGCGTCTGTCACTTTGGCAGCTACAGTAATGGCAATGGTGTCGGTTTTTGTTCTTGGGTTTTTTGACGAGAAGGTTGACAACAACAAGCTATTTGAGATCGTAGGCCCAGCTTTCCAGACAATCATCGGCGGCTTTATTGGACTGATTACTGGCATTAAGATTGGAAGCAATAGTGACACAACTAACTGAACACTTCACCCTTGAAGAACTGACGCACACTGACCACCGAACGCTGGACAACACGCCAAATGATTCAGAACGCGCAAATCTTCAACGACTGGCTGATTTTCTGGAGTTGGTCAAGGTGGCGCTTGGAAATAAACCCGTCATGGTCAACTCCGCCTTCCGATCTAAAGCGGTCAACGACGCCGTTGGTTCCAAAGACACCTCTCAGCACCGTATTGGGTGCGCGGCTGACATTAGGGTGCCAGGAATGACACCAGATCAAGTGGTACGGGCTTTGATGGCCGCGCAGCTACCCTATGATCAGATTATCCGCGAGTTTGATTCTTGACGCATATCAGTGTTCCCAACCATTCAAATCACCCGCCCCGCAGGCAGGCTCTTATTATCGACCGGCAGGGAACCCGTCAGTTTGCGTAACTCGACCATAGCGTCTTTAAAGTCGCCCTGAAGCTGCATGATGTAGTCCTGCTGCTCCTGCATCTTCAAGTACGCTTCCACGGCAAAATCGGCTAGGTTTTTGTTTGACCAAGCGGCAAAGTTAGGTAGGTCGTTCATGGTGTCTGCATAGCCTTATCGTACATTTGGATTAAATCCTCTTTTGCTATGTAGTAGTTTTTTGTGATAGCCAAGTCTTGCAACTCGGCTATTAACAACGCAATTCTGCTTTTGTGGTGCTTGTCATCATCGTCGTATTCGGCGCTAAGTTTGGCGTTGCCAGACACACCAAGCGTGCAGGGCTTTGGGTGCCAGCGTAAGTGTCTCATCACATCCCCCTACTTTTGTAGCGTTGATGAGCGTCAGCCCCTGGTCGCACAGCCGACATCTGCTCTGGCCGGTATGCTGGGCGCTCCCAGAGGCTCATGGCCGGTGATGGCGTTGGCGGCGGCGGTTCGCTCACGGGATGCGGGTCAATCTTGGCAATCAACTTCCGCAACTCCCGTGCTTTTCTTTCTTCTGCCCAGTTTCGTACTCTCATGTGTTCTTACTCCGTAATGCGGCTTCAATGGATCGTATTACGCCGTGAATTTCCGGTGTCCATTCGTCCATCTCCTCATCCGTCAGCCCAACCCACGGGCGCTTTGGTGGGGTGGTGTAAAACTTTGTGCCAACAGCTAGCGCAGGTTCATGCCACCAAGACATTGTTATGTCTGCTCCTGTTTCACTTGTCACTGTCGCCACAGGCTCCTGTGCTGGCTGTGCCACTTTATCCTGCGCCATCTGGCGCTTGCTCGTAAAGCCGGTCATATCAATGCGTCCTCAAAGTTCTCAGGATTAAATTTGACCGGCGGCGCGTTGGCAGGCACCGGCATTGGGTGTGGGGGAAAGGGCCAAGTCATAGTTCATGTCTCCATACGGTCTGTGGTTGAGTTTGTTTAGCGGGGTCAGTCGTAGGGAAGTTGTACACCCCCAACGCTCTAGCCAACACGGTGTACCAAGGCTCTGCTGGCTTGGGTGGGTTAGGCTTTCGCCCTGCTCGTCCTGCGCTCATATCGCGTACCAGTAGTAGCCGACCGCAAAACAGAAAGCTACGATGATGCCGATGATGACGGCCAGCGTAACTAGCCCTTCCATCACGTCCCAGAACAGGTTACTGTCTTTTATGGCACAAATACAAGTGCGGCCTTGGTCACAGTTTTGGTTGCAAGTCATGATATTTCTCCTCAAGAACATTTAATCCCTGTATTTCTTTTGTCTCTACATCCATTGGTGTTGAAAACACCTTATCTTTGTAACGCCACCATCGCTCAGTGCTAGAAATGTTGTAAACAGCGATTGCATACCCTGCCTCATAAATTTTTTGCGGGGTCATAACAATGTTTTCTCAATGTAAAGCGCAAGTTTCCAAAGGTCAGGTTTGCTAACACCAGCATCAACATGATTAGCATGATCTCGAATGCACCGTATGATTTTTGCTCGTTCAGTTTGCGCTGCTTTGACCCCCAATTCAAATGCGGCGGGTGGTAAATCCCACGGTGTTTTTGTGAGCAACATTACTTCATTTGTTGTCATCACGGTTTGTTTCCTTCTTTCAAAATTTCCAACCGTTCCCGATTGGCTCTAAGGGTGCAGTAGCGTTGGTGGATACGCTCCAGCATGGATACGCGCCTGTGCTTTGCGCGTTCTTCTTGCAGCAAGACCAACAAGTCAGTCTCGCTGTAATTAGGCAGTTCACTTTGAAATTTGCGCCAGGTCAACAATTTTTTGCTCCAGTTCAGCAATCCTTGCGGTCACTTTGTTATAGGCCCGAGATGCGCTGTTTTGCGTCCGAGTGCGAATAGCCAGTTCCGCTTTCGCGGTTCTTAGCTTGGCTTTGAGTTGTGTAAGTCGGTTCATAAAAAATAATTACTATCTGGCATTCGATCTAATTTGCTCTTTCTTTGTTGATGCGCTGCAAACCAAACGGTAAGTTGCGCTGTATGCTCAATCGTTTCCCAGTACGTTTTTGCTTCTTTGATCAAACCATCCGTTGGAACATCGCGCCAAATCGCAGAACGATCTCTAAAAGATTCAGCGGCTTCTTTGGCGTCAGCCTCAAGAATGCGAACCAAGTCATCGCCTACTAGGCTCTTACACGTTTTTAAATCAAAGGACTTTGGGGTCATGTTCTAAAGTTTATCACAGTTCTTTTGCTAATTGGAATTTTTCTTTAGCATCATTGCTGATGACTCACCAGAGCCAATCACGATCCAGCCGTTCTCATGCACTTCAATTAGCCCTGCCTCGGTCAATGGCTTGATGTACTTGCCATTGTTTTTGTCAGCGGGAATTTGCGCTCTCAAGCTGTCCTTGGTGTATTCCTTGTTTTTCAATCCGTTGACCAATGCCCAGTCAAAGAACGCGCTGCGGGTAAGGTAGGGTGCGCCGCCTCGATCTTCGGCACCAGTGGCAAACCATGCACGCTCAAACGATGCAAAACCAAGTGAGTCGCCCTTGCTCTTACCCTCTGGTGCTTCACCCTTGATTAGCACTGCGCTGGTAACTTGCTCGCCATCCTCATCCAACCAGCCAGGTATCGCCACCGACTCAAGTTCAACGTAGACGGTTTGCGACATCTCGGCATCTTTGCTTTTGCGCTGAATGATCTCCATTGGCTTGCCAGGCTTGCTTGGGACAATGCTGATCTCAATGTCCAATGCGCCACGCCATGCGCTGGAGCCTCTGGCACGGTGCTGGGCTTCATCAGATACGCCGGTATGGTGCACCAGAATGACGGTGCAGCCAAACTCCTGCATGAGCGCCGCGCAGGCATCTAGCATGGTCTTGGCGTCTTGGGCGCTGTTCTCATCACCGGCCATAAAACGGTGCAAGGTGTCTACCGTGATCACGCTTGGCTTGATCTTTAATGTCCTAACCGCCTCCAAAACCTTCAAGTAACCCTCTGGTGTGTTGAGGTCAAGTCCTGACTTGCTGACCCACATATTGAGGCTGGTGACGCTGTTGTGGTGCTTCCACGCCGCTATTCTGCTTCGCAGGCCGTGGTGGCCTTCACCTGCCAAATACACCATGTTGCCTGGCCTGACCTTGTGGCCGAACCATGTTGGCTTGCCACTTGCAATGTGCAGCATCCAGTCCAGCGTGACAAACGTCTTACCACCACCGCTAGGGCCATGCACCATCACTAAGGCTTGGTCTTGTATCCAATGCTTTACAAGCCACGAAATGGGCGCTGGCTGCTCTGAAAACCCGTCGGCATGGATAAGGTAGTCTGTGGTCGCTATTGGCTTTAAAAGCAGTGCCAAGTCGTGCCCTTCTTGAACGTAGTCATTGGCATCCCCTAAGACCGGCGGCATTGTCATACGGACACCATACTTTGCACTGGCTTGCTCTGCGTAGCGTTGGCCTACACCACTTGCGTCATTGTCGGCAACAATGCAAATATCAAGGGTTGAATGTGATTCTTTAAGGATGCCTGTCACAGGCACCAAATTGCTGGCGCTGTAGGCCACGGCGCAGGGTTTGCCGGTCACTTCGGCAATGGTGGCCGCTGTTGCAAAGCCTTCGGCAATGTAGAGCGTATCGGCGTCATCCATGCTGCCAAGCAGCCAAAACATAGAGCCAGTCTTACCACCTGGGTGGTACTTTTTGTCGCCGTCACCGGCTATGTATTGGATGCTGGAGAGTTCTCCGTCTTCGTTGTACAGGGGCACCATCAAACGTCCATCGCCTGTCACTCTTGCGCCGTGCGGTGCAATCTTTTTCGTAGACAAATAGGGGTGTTCTGGGCTTGCTGCGCTGCCCTCTGACCAGATGATCTCTACTGTCTGCGCGGCTACTTCGCGGGTCTTGGCTTGCTCTGCGTCGCGCTGGGCCTTGGCTTCTGACAATCTGCGAGACTGCGCCATTTCCTCAGCCACCGTGAGACTGCGCCCAATCTCTGCCTTCCAAGTCAACTCAACACCAGAACGCCAGCAGCCAAAGCGCCCTGCCGGTACGCCATCATTGAAGGCTATGTACCAGCCTGGCTTGTCGTGGCCTTTCTCACCTTTGGTGCCTGAGTTAAATCGGTGCAACTTACCGTCTAAATGTATGTTGTCTGGTGGCTTGAGACCTGCGCCAAGCATGGCGTCTTTTAGCTGATCCTCTGGTGCGGTGGGGGCTTGTTGCACTGGCGGCGACCAAGGGCCACCAAAGATACTTGCGAGGTCTGTCATAAAAATTAGTCTCCACAGAAGCAGGAAATTGCTTCTTCGTTAGGGTCGAACATATCGTTTTGTTCAAACGAATACTTATACATTTCTGCATAACTTGGCCTATCAATGGCAAAAAATTTACCATCTCCAGTACATAATTTTGCAGCTTTTTCTTCTTGTTTCATCCACCAAAGTGCCCGTTCTGGCTTTTCTTTTATCAAGCTCAAAATTTGGGATTTTGGTTTTAACATGCACAAATCACAATTCCCGTGCATTGTTTTGCCGTTTATGTTGGGTAGATTCAGATCAAAATCATTGGTTAACCAAAATTTTCCAACATCTTTTGCCGACACATTAAGCGGAACCAATGGCATACAAATCGTTTCATGCTTGTTCTCTGGATGAGGATTAGCCCTAAACTTTGCCACCCTTCTTGGCTCGTCTGCACGAATGCCAATGAATGAATCCCACTCATCCCAACCAAGTGACTTCAAGTGTTTGTGCATGGTTCTGGTCTTCATGTAACTTGAGCAATACCTAGCCCTACCATTTGGCAAATACGAATAGCGAGAAATCAAAGCCTCAAATGGCTCGCCTTTGCGACTGGCTGTTTTATAGTCCACTACCGCATACCCGTCTGCGCGGAACTCCAGCCAAGTGATAGGCACATTCCAACGCTCTGAGCAATCTTGTACAAATCTCAAAGTGGCCTCATCTTCCTTGCCGGTGTTGGCAAAACAGACAATTGCTTGGCTTGGTAGCTGCCCCCCCCCACTCTGTAAAACACGCCAAAGCATGTAGGCGCTAGTCCTGCCGCCACTGAAGGAAATGCAGGTTGGTTCGTTGATCTTGAATGGGTCACGCATCTTTTTTTCACTTGTTGTTAAAAAGTTGTTGACACTGTATCACAGACTTATGCTATGATCTAGCCACGCTTCGAACTGAGTCCAGACGGAAGCGCAAACTGCAAGGAGAGCCACATGGCTATATCGTTGAAACGCACTAGCGGCCTGACAGCCAACGGTGTGAAGTTGCTGGTCTACGGACCGGCTGGTGCGGGTAAGACAAGTCTCATCAAGACATTGCCAAGCCCCGTTGTATTGTCAGCCGAGGGTGGACTATTGTCCATACAGGACGCTGACCTTCCTTACTTGGAAATTACAAGTATGGACGACTTACGCGAGGCTTACAGTTGGGTGCTGGAGTCCGAGTACAAGTCGGTTGCGCTGGACAGCATCTCTGAGATCGCTGAAGTCTGCTTGAACCATGAGAAGAAGGTCAACAAAGACCCGAGGGCGGCATACGGCGCAATGCAGGAACAGATGGCAGACATTATTCGG